AGGTTGCCCTACACCGCTTTGGTGATCCAGTTTGTCCTCTGGAGCTGAATCTTCAACAGCATTTTGATACAAGCAGTCCCCCTCAGGGGCGGCACTGGCCTACCGTATGACTTTGTCAGAGGTAGGTGATTGGGTACAACCCAGTGGCGAATCGATTTGCGACTGCAGGATGGTTCTAGGTGGGCGGATTGGTGAAAGGAGGTGAAAATACCTGAATACGCTGGCCGGCAGCTTTGTATCCGGTGAAAAGACAGACTTCCCGTCTGCAGAAAATAAAGGGAGTGAAAGAAAATCACATCAATCTATCTTTAGGGCGGATATAAAAGCCCGAACACAACAGTTGATAATGATGGTGACAACGACGTGTATAAAGCAAAGAAAACCATCCCTAACCACCCCCCTTAGTAGGGGCGTCCCGTGCGTCCCTCCACCGTCCTCTGGCGAATGGATCAAGGGGCGTAGAGGTTCGGGGCCGACATCTGATGTGGCTCGTTTAGCCCCCGGCTCGAGAGAGTCGTGCCAGGATAAAGCCTGGGTCGGGATCTTGCAGGAGACAGTGAGTCCTAGCAAGACGGAACGATCAGATGATAGAATTAGTGGGGGCTTGGATGGTGACATCCTTGCCGACGCTATGACTTGGGGCTCGCGAAACGGCGGGTGGAGGTCCTCTCACGTCGAAGAGGTTAAACGAATTGACATGCAGTATTCGACTGCCATAAAGAACAAATTAAACGAAAGCTGTGTTTTGGAGGAGTTCACAGAACCTTCTGCCACAGAGAGTGACCTAGCGCTCGAAGCTAACCCGTATGCGGTGCTTCACGACGAGTGCGAGGACGGTTGTTCTCTCAGCGGCCGGCTACGCGGTCGTGCATTAAAGTTGGTAAAATTTTACGAGGAACTGGGTATGACTCGTCTAGCGAAAGAAGTACCCCAGCATATAGAGTGCGGAGGCCTCCGGGCTGCCGTTCGTCAATGCTTCGTCGACGAGCTTAGCCCTCTCGACGAACTGAGCTTTAAAACCATCCAGAAGCTTGAGAAATCTTGCTGCCGGGGATGTGAACCACGCTTCTTGGAGAAGCTCAGTCAATGGAAAGAAGCTAGGTTCCGACCAGTTGCTGTCAATGGTGTTCATCTGGAGCAATTCAGACGTGCTTTAAAACAAAACATTGAAAAGGGATGGGACCGCAGGCGTGCACCTTTTATACCCAATGGAAACGCTACCCGGCGTTACCGGAGAAAAGAAGGTGGTAATTGGAATGTGGAAGAATTTAGTGACGAATGTCGCTGTGAGCTGGTGTTTAGCTCGGGCAAACCCAGAGTGGTTACTCTATACTCTGCCGAGAACACACGCCGGCTCGCTCCATTGCATTACTCGTTATACGACATGCTTAAGAGGCGAGGGTGGCTGCTCGTTGGTGAACCGACCGACGCGCACGTATCGAGACTCACAGGCGCAGCCTTTTTAAGTTTCGACTATTCTTCCGCGACAGACAATATTAAGCGGGAATATGTCAGGGTTGCAGTTGAGGTATTGATAGAACAGGCGGATCATCTTTCGGAGGACGAGATTGAGGCACTCTGGGTGCTTGCTAACCTTAAGATTGATGGTGAGGAGACATTTTCAGGCCAACCCATGGGGTCAGTTATGTCATTTCCTCTGCTTTGCGTGATCAACAAGACCGTAGTTGACATGTCTTTGGCCGCTATGTTAGACAGGAAGGAGATTAGTTTTAAAGAGTGGACGAGTCACCCCCTTTTGGTTAATGGGGATGATTTGTTAACCCGCGAAGTACGGGGCAACACAGATCTCCGAGGTGAGGTGGTTAGACAAGGAAGTGAGATTGGCCTCGTCGTCAACGAAGAGAAGACCATGGTCTCTGAACGCGACGGAGAAATTAATTCCACTTACTTCCAAGATGGCCACAAACTGCGTAAGTTTAACGCATCTTCCCTGTGGATGGATGCTGGTGTTGAGGACGTGCTGGGTTTCGCGGCCCAGGCCACGCCCGATGGAAGGACGTTTCGAAAGGTGGTTAGACGCAATTTGCGAACTCTGGCTAAGCAGTCAGATAAGCATTTGACGGAAATCCCACTGTCCTTGGTAGCCGTTTGCCGTAAAGACAAAAAGATTAGAGCGGCTATCACCAGCTTGCCTGATCGTGTGAAACCGATCCAAAATGGGTGTATTAGTATGGATCTTCGTCCAGAAAATTATCGCATGAGTAGAGATGAGGAACACGAGGCAATGAAAGAAGAGATTGAAAGAGTGAGGGAGCGAGGAATAGCTAGAGGGGCCGAGAGGCCCCCGAAGTTTAGTACTGGCGTCATACCTGCTGCTAGATCTTTTAATTCTGTCCGAAAACAGACGCGCAAGGTCGGTCCCGAGTTAATCCCGGCCTGTTATGCTCGCAGTTTCATCAAGAAAGTCAAAGATGAGGGTGTTTTGAGGGAGGTGGCTCCTCTCGATTTGTCGTTGCCCCCTGGTGACGGCAGTCAGGTAAACGTTATACTTGACAACATCCGCGCGTTTAAAAGTACGAGAAAGAGCAGTGCATCCCCAGGAACAATCGACGCTACGGCCGACTTTGTGAGTTTGTGCTGCTAGTATGAAAGGGACGAACAAAGTAGCGGTGTGCCGGGCTACGGCCATGAGGCGCGCCCCCTCCGGGGGGGCTACCAGAAGCGTTCTGATCTACAGAGCAAACCGAGTTAATTCCTCTCGGGCCTTCG